GTTGCGTGCTTACTATCACCGATCCAACCATCTGAGGAACGCGAACGATCAGAGAAACTGTCGTCAATTTGCTCTCGAAGTTGAATACCGGCTTTGCATAACTTTGGCTTCATGCCAGTAGTAGTGCCAATTCATCTGCTGTAAGTCCTAAGCGGTCTGCGATAGCAGCCTTAGCCTCAGCCTTCTCGGCTGCCGCTTGCTCCTCATCTGCCTTCGCCTTAGCGTAAGCGATAGCATCTGCTTCGCGCTGCTTGATTTCCTCGGCTGTAAGTTCTACTTCAGAGACTTCGCCTGTCTCGCAGTTAACGATGATCTTTGTGTCTGCCATTTTGTCTCCTATGATTTAGATATGCCGTAGAGTGAAGCGGTGGTGTACTGAACGAATGAACCAACTACTGTTGATATTTTGACGCTTGTAACCGCTGAGGTAACTGTCTGTAGCCCAGCCACCAAGAAGTCTCCGTTAGCGGTCGCATTGTTTTCCCAAGCATTATCAACTGACCAAGATTTATTGGTCGATGAAGTGTAATTAGGTAGATATAAATCGAAACTGCTAAAGGTGTTTGAAGTCGATGAAGCGGCGTTTATGTAAGTAAAGTAATCGCCTGCTTCTGTATAACTACCTGTGCCTGAACCGTTGCCGTAAAGGGTTCTAAAAGATATGCCAGAAGTTGATGAGTTGAGTGAGATAGTAAGTGGGTCAGCGTTAGATGCTCGGTTACTTCTTGCAGACATAACCAGTTTAAGGTCTGTGTATGTCGCAGGGATACTTGTGAACTCTACGAAAGCCGCGCCACCTGCCCCAACGGTTACGGTGCTTCCAATTTGGATATAAGTTGCCATTATGCTCCCTTAATTCCGTAAAGGGTAAAGGTTGAGCCAGTCTGAAAAGTATTAGCGCCGCCAGTACCAACATCTATAGTTGTAATTGCGGCAGGGGTTGCTCGCCATAATCCAACAACTGCCTTCGTTTCAGTAGCAGCATTATTTGTACGAGACAATACTGATTTGTAAGTAGTAGTGTTAGAATAATTTTGAATTGAAGTTAGGATATTACTTTGTGTAGTTCTAATTGCTCCAATGTACATATAATTATTGCTGGAGTTTCTTACCGAGCCAGCCGTAGTACCATCACCATAAAGTTCTGTAGTTGAATAATTTGTGCTGGTGTCGGAATTAAAACGCAAGGTAAGATAAGAACCTGCGCTGCAAGTTCCCGAAACTATAAGGATTAAGTCGGTATAAGTGCCAGTAATAGATGAAAATGTAACTGTCGCTTGTGCGCTGCCAAGTGTTGTAGTCGCTATTGGTTCATAAGTTTTTGGCATTATTTGACCCCATAAAGCGCGAAGGTGGAAGCGGTTGTCCAGTTACCAGCACCAGCAAGCAGCGTTATCGAAGTAATCGCTGCGGTATTGCGCCAGTTTGCTGAAGTTAATAAAGCCTGACCTGAGCCATTTGCATCAAAGCCAGACAAAGACCTCAAGGTTTTGTATTTATTTGTATTGGCATAATCAAGGATATCTATTACCGCTGTTCCCATAGCGCTAGCGGTTGAAGTTGCCCCTGTTACTTGTCCGCCTTCTCCGAAAGTTTGATTTGCCGCGCCGCTTGCAGTTGCGGTTGAACCGTTGCCAACTATGTAGTGACCAGAATAGTTTGATGCGGTGTCGGAATTAAAGCGAACTGCTATCTGGACATTAGCGCCAGCATAATCTGAACGACCTATTCCTCTAATTTGTAAATGCTTATAGGTTCCAACGATGCTGCTAAAAGTTAGCGTTCCGCTTGAACCTGTACCTGTAACGGTGGCAATAGACTCATAATCGCCGACTGCGGGCGCTGCTCCGCTATCAAGTAAAGCGACCGTATTGTTAAGCATTAGGCAATAGCCCCCACGACATACCAGTTATTTGCTGAGGTCTGGATTAGTGCGCATGACTTGTATTGGTTTAGGACTGGGCTTGCTGCTGTTGCTCCAGCAGATAGAACGGTTACGCCACCTGCGCCAGAGATCGTTACCGCTCCTGCGCCTTTGTTTAGGACTGTGATTACTGTACCGACTGGAAAGGCTACGCTTGCGTTTGTAGGGATCGTCATGGTTGAAGCGCCAGCGTTAGATCGGGTGACTAGCACCTGATACTGGTCGGTAAGGACAGGTGTGTAAGTAGTGCCTGTCTGATCGTTTAGCGTAAAAGTCACTAAACCGTTATACATAGCGGCGGAGAGAACATCTCCAGTTGCTGAGGGAAAGCCTGTTGCCATTTCTATTCTCCTAATACGCCATGATGTTAGTGCCGATTATACCTGATATTGCTGATCCGATGATGAACCCTTCCACTATCGGTTCGAGTGTGGTCACAGTTACGCTCATGGCATTTGGCGTGATGTTCCATGAGAGTCCTTGCGCTTGCAAAGTCTTAACAATAGTCGAGCCGTCTGGCTGAACATTTGTGATCTTTAGATTTGAGAAGTAGTCCAGACCAAGCATGGTGGCAGTCGGAACATCTGGGTCAAGTAGATCCACCGTCATGGCATCTATGCGGATCGTAGTCTCTTTGCGAGTTGCCACATAAATCTTTGCCACATTGAGGGCATCTGCATCGGTTTGGAGAACCAAGTTATTCTCGTTAATCTGATGAGGGAAGTACTTGGCAATACTGGCTGAGTCCTCGGCTACTTGCTGAGTTCCGCCATAACGAGTCATTCCTGCGCTGTTGATAATGAGCTTATCATCGAAGGCGAAGGTGAGGTTTCGATAAGGAATACCAGTTGTCTGATTAAACTCGATCGGTGTCTCACCGTATTTTTTAATTACATTTGTGCGGTTGATAAATACCGCGGTTCCCTCTGTGTCGATATAGAACGCGCCCTGCTCGGAGAACTCTGCGTTCTTGAGAGCATCAAGGGCTGTACGAGAAGTGCCAGGATCGGCTATGCAGGTGGTGTTACCTGTATCGATCGTACGCATCGAAGTAGGAAATGAGACCTGATCTAGGATCTTATTTATACGAGTTCCAGTATCTTGCCCTGCGGTAGCGCTTGCCACGCCTACGATACCTGCTTGCTGCATAAGTCTAAAAGCATCTGAGCAAGTGATATCGACATAGCCAATATTCTCTGCTTGGTCGTATGAATATTTATAATCGGTTGTATAGCCTGAAAATAGGAAGTAACCCACTCCGCCTACGGTTGCCGATACGCGCAGCTTACGAAGCGGAGTAAGAAAACCATAATATGGAGAATTGACGTTTTGAGGGTTCCAGGATCCATCTTCGTCATAGACTCGAACGGTGCAAGATCCTGCTTCGTAGGTATCGCGCATGATGTTGCGACCGCGCTTAATAGTGATCTGTCTAACATTAGGCGTAAGATCGACTGTAGGCTCTGGGGTAGTGCTAGAAGCTAAAGTACCTGTTCCTAGTTTTCCGTACTTAGGATCGCCAATAGTAAAGGGATACCCGAAGGTAGCACCGCTAGTAAAGTCGAACGATACGGATATCTGTGCAGGTAAGGTCATGGCCCGAAAGAACCGCCTTGTCGGAAGATCGCAGAAAACTTAGCAGATAGTGAAGCATCGAGCAAGGTATCTCTTAGAACATCTTGCAGACTTTCCTGGGCAATAATTGAGCCAGCGTTTACATTTACTACGAAATCAACTCCTGCTGCACTCGTTTGTGTTGAACCGTTAGGCAGAGAATATTGAGTGCCTGTAACGCCATAGCCTGAAGCCATAGAAGTAACAGGCGCTGGGCTTGCTGTTGAGATGCGGCGTACTTGTGCTTCGATCATGTCGAGATAAGACTTCCACGCTGTGAATGGGTTCTTAGCATCTGGAAGGCTTGCGAGATATGCTGCTAGTTGCTGTGATAGCCCCTGAGACTTGGCAAGTTCTCCAGCGAGTTTAGAAGCCTCGTTTGTATTGCCAGTAAGGATCGCTAACTGAAGTTCTAGGCGCTTGCGCTCTTCGTTTGTTATATCGCCTTTAAGCGCGGCGATAATCTGAGCCTGTTGGATATCGAATAGCGTTCCAGCCTTTTGTAGGGCTGTCTGCTCTTTGATCGCCTTAGTCTGCTCTTTAGTGGTTTTGAGCAACGCGGTGCGGTTCTTAGCCGCAGCCTTCTCGGCTGCTGCTTTAGCTAGTTCTGCTCTGATCGCTGGTGTAATTCCAGAAGTATCTTTACCGCGGTTCATCTCGGCTTCGCCTATTGCTTGGAAGGCTTTTAAGTCTCCACGCGCTAGGGCTGCTAACTGACCAACGCCTACACCGAAGCGGCGCACGAAGGTGGCAAGTGCTGTAGAAGTCTTTTCAATTATGTTTAAGGTGTTAGTTAGTCCACCTTCACCGCCACCGCCAAGTGCTGCAAGTGCATCGAGTAAGCCACCGCCGATAATCTCTTTAGCGTTGTTGGCTGCTACAGATAAACGCTGGAGTGATCCTGCGTAAGTATCTACTGAAGTCTGAGCTTGACCACCAAATAGATCGTTAATCCGCATTTGGACTTCTTCAAAGGACATAGCCTTTAATTCAGCCTGAGTTAGCCCGATACCGTACTTAGCAAGTGCGCGAGTTTGTCCTACATAACCTTTACTCAAATCGCCTGCGACCGAAACCACATCAGCCCCACTAGCCGCTGAAAGATCTAGCGCTGTGCGAAGTAAAGACTGGGCTTTAGTAACTGAGCCAGTAGTGGTTAATAAACGCTGAAAGGCTGGGCGTAGTTGGTCATCAAGTACACCGAATTGCTTTTCTAAATCGGCGATAAATGTACGAACTGAAGGATCTGCAAAGGCTAAGCCTAAGTTGTTTAAAGACTGGGTTAATACTCTGGCTGCTTTATCATCGGCTGCAAAGGCTTTAGCTGCATTGAAAGAAGAACGAGCCAAGCGCTGAGCTGTGAATAACCCTAAATAAGACTTAGCAAGTGTTTTAACCTGGTTATTGAGGCTAAGGGTTGATTTAGCGGCATCTTGAAAGGCTTTTTTTCCAGAGAATACCGAAGCAATATCTATCTTTAGATCAGCCATTATTTAACACCTGTTTTCGCTTTAAACTCAATAGCAGAACTGCTAATCGCTTTTACTACTGCTGCGGTTACTTTGCCTTGATCTTCAGCAAAGGCTCTAAAGATTACACGACCAGTCATCTTGCGAGACACGCGACCGCGCTGCCCTTGTTGTCGTGGTCTAGCATTAACTAATTGACCTGTGGCATTTGCTCTAGCGATAAACTGCTTACCTGCGTTAGGGTTTAGTGATTTGTTGATGTCTTTTCCAGATGCCCACACTTGCGTGATATCGCCAACGCCAAAGCGACCACCGCTATAGCCAAGCGTTCTGCCGCCAGTAGGCTGACCATTTGGAGACTTGCGCCCTGCTGTCTCGTAGATCGCTCCGCCTGCTGAAGTATTAACAATACGAGCAAGGGACACGAAACCGCGTTGATTTGGTCTAGAAGGGCGTGTGGAGTATTTAACTCCGCGTACCGCTTCGGTCTGGTCATACTTAGGAAACTCGCGATATTTAGCAGTATCACTTGACGAACTGGCGCGAGTCCAACCCGATAACATGTCGCTGTTAGAAGGCAAGTAGCCACGCGCTCTGTTAGTAATTGGCTTGAGTGCCGCAGCCATTTCCTTCGTAGTTTTCTTGGCTAGATCAGGTTCAAACTCTTTTAGGGCTTTGCGGAGTTTATCTGCGCCTTTTAGCTCGACTGGCATCCGCTTGCTCCTTTGCTCTGTCTTTTAGGGCTTGTAATAAAGTCCTAAACATTGTGTGATCTAGTTCAATTAAAGTCTGTGGCGAGAGTCCTGTCTCTAGCGATAGTCTCGCTACGAGATAGGTGAAGGACTCTCGCGTTACTCCAAAGGGTCATCGTCAAGAACCTCAACTCGCGTTAAGGTTTCAAGGAATGACTCTCCGAAGGGTTTAACGGTCTCACCAGACCTACGGATCGCTTCCCAGCAAAGCCAGTAAACATCGCTCTGCTTTTCATCATCTCTAAAGGCTTTGTGAAAACCCTTCTTTGCATATTGCTCAAAGGCATACTCGATCGCTGGTGTGATCTGGTACTCGTTTACGCTTCCGTCAGCCCTTGTAACCTTTAGTTTTGCCATGCTTTGCCCCTTCGTTAGTTATTACGCTGTTGTTACTGCAACAGTACCG